AAACTTGATTAATAATGAAAAATTAAGTAAATAAATCTCAAACTAATATTTGAGTAATAAATCTTAATGAAATCTATTTATAATAGATTATCAAGAATTATCAAGTTTTTTGTAACGGTTGCTAATGTTACTTATACATAAATTAAGTTTGTACATTACAACTCAGGTTAACAATACCTTTATCTGGGTCAATAATATAACAATCTTCATAATGAATGTATTTAATTTTTTTTTTATCTCTATCTACCCATTGTAGAGGTAAATGTTTTTTAATATATCCTTTAGTAATTAGAGACTTTATTATATATTTATCATATTTATCATGTACATGATATTCATAAGGTAATTTTTTAGTTATGGTTGCAATATCCTTTAATATGTCCCTTTCCCCTGACCCTAACCCTGACCCTCCTACCACCGCCTCCACCGACCCTCCTACCATCAACTCATCATTCAATTCATAATGTGTTATTAATAATTTATCATTTTGTATCATATAACCATTTGTTTTTTTATTTGGTATAAATACTTCAATTGCAAACATTTCACCTTCAACAAGTTCATCATTTGGATTTATAAATGATTTACATTGTTCAGGTAAATGGGTTAAGGGCTTATTAAGAATTAACTTTTTACCATGCACCTTACCGTGTTCTATTGTATGACCTCCTAAAAAATCTAATGCATGATAACCATTGGCAATTATATTATTATAAATTTCATTTGATATCTTTTGTATATTAATTTTTTTATTAGTCGCATATTCATTTTTAATAAATATTTCTACATTTTTAACAATTTCACGGCATACCCCTACTGCCTTTATATCCCCATCTTCCTTATAGGCCCCATCAGCGTTGGTTGGATGTGCTGGGGCATCGGGGTTGGTTGGATGTGCTGGGGCATCGGGGTTGGTCATTGGGGTTAGGGGAGTGTATATAAAGGTTCTTGCACTATCAATTATATTTCCATCTTCTTCCAATCCAATATCTACTTTTATTAAATCACCATCATTAAACTTAATCTTATTATCTTTATGATATGAATCATGAGCAATAATTTCATTAATAGAAATTCCAATTGGAAATGCTTTATTTATGGAATGTTCTATTAAATAATTATTTACAAAATTATACAATTCTTTATTTGTATTCATACTGTTAATATTACTTCTAACCATTTCCATAATTTTTTTATGATGTGTACCTAATTTTGTTAATATATCCAAATTAAATTTATTGCTATTACTTATATCCATATTTGTTATATCTATGTTTATGTGTATAACTATATTTTTAACCTTTATAATTTATACCATAAAAAAATGAATATATATAAAAATGTATTACTATAACTAAATTATAACTAGTCACGACAATGAACATGGAAATAAAGGATATTGATAAAGCAAGAAACAACTTTATAAACAGTTTGCAAAAATTGGCACAACAAAAGGTAACCAGTATAGATTCATCTCCATTAAAAGTATTAGTTGAAGCAGTTGCAAATGAATATATTGAGATATATACAATGATTCAATACTCATCAACTTTTATTATCCCTATGTCCGATCTTGAACTAATAAATCAAGTTAATAGACATTGCAAAAAGATATTAGTGGATGATTATGACTATTCAAACTTTGTTAGAATTGGCGAGTGGAATGTACGTGTAGATGATTTTGAACGTGTTATGTATAACTTGTATAAACTTGCAAAAACTATAACTATATCTACAGACCAACTCAAGGTGTAATACAACCAAAAGTGTAATACAACCAAAACAACAGAATATAGTAATAAAAATTGATTTTTTTATATGTTTATTATAACTTAATCAAGTAGACTTTCTGTAGACGCGATGGCACAACCAGAACCACAACAACCAGAACCACAACAACCACAACCAAAACCAAGACCATCCGGATTACTATACTGGGAACATGATGGTGGTTTTCGTGCAAACAGTGAACATAGGTTGGTGTGGACTATAGTCAATAACACTCATGAACATATACACAAGGCAGTGGACGATGCATGGAAAAAGGAAGGAGATGCTTTGATAAGCAATGTATCAAACAAACTGTGTCAACTGGGTGTTGCACACGGCGATGCCGAGCAATATGCAATACAGTTTGTGCGCGGTCTGGAGACTGTATCTAGGGGAGAGTTTCAATTAGTTGGTCGTGTCAAAAAGGCTGTCAACGAATGCATTTTAAAACTTCCTTTGAATGCACAGCAAACGTTTTTGGAAGATGAGATGAAGTATGATTGGTATTCGAAGTATGCGTACACCTTCATGCAGGTACGCATTTGGCCCATTGTTGTGAAAGTCGGGAATAAAGTGGCGAATTCATTGCACGATTGGCAATACAAGGAACTACATATGGTTGCATCCCCAATCTCTTTACCAGGCTTATGTAAAGTACATCCAGCGGAACTGAAAGAATGTTTCAAGGGTTTAATTAGGGACAAATCCAGTACATTTTGGACACACTTGGTTTACAATGCTGAAACTACGTACATGATAAAGGCCTTTCAAGTTCTTTTGCACAAGATGTTTGAAAAGTCTGGCATTGATCTCACTGGTCAAACGGCAACAGAAATAAGAGAAATGGTGTTGAAAAACATTAAGCGGAACGAAAATTTGAAGAACTTTACTGCTGTAGATAGAGTACTTGAAAACCTAGTCGATTTTTTGTCAACAAGTTATATAACAATGTAATGTTGGTTGTATTTATTATAATCAAAAACAATCTTAATTATAGTACAAACAAAAAAATCAGTACAAACAAAAAAATCAGTACAAACAAAAAATCAGTACAAATTGTTCCCCTCATTAAATCCCTGCAAAGATGCTTTTTGTTTAGCAATGTCCATTTCACATAGAATTTCTGGAGGAACAACTTGTTTGTCATATTTTTTTTCAAGATTTTTTATCAATAAGTATTGAGCAAATGGATGCTTATACTTATTATCTATTTGTCGCGCCAATGATGCATTATTATCATAAGGACAACCATCATCTTTCGTTCCAAAAGACACACCAGTCTTAAACGTTATCATATCATCATTTCCTAGAAGCTTTACATAGTGACGTCGTTCAATCATAATTGTGCACAACATAGCCAATTCTCCATAGAGACTTTCCCTACTCCAAGCCAACAAATGTGCATTTACTGTAGCAGATTCTTTCCAAAAACATGCGTATTTTATGGGATTGAATTTACGAAGTAAATATAGTAAGCCAAATAAATTTGGGTCATGGTGTTGGTCGCGTAGATTCAAAAGGTTGGTCATATAAATTACTGCGTTATAATCAATGCCAAGCCGTCGATACAGTAACTGTTCACATTTGTGTAAATCAGGTGGAATACCGACTCTACCAAACAACAAGATGTCCAAATACAGTATGAATGCTGAGTGGTTCACATGAATAGCAGGTTCCAAAAGCATAATGGCTTCTTTATTCCGACCATTTCGCATCAAATTCATTGCACGAATATGCGCTCCATACACTGTGTTCTTATGTAATGATTTTGCAATATAATCCCCTAATATATTACACATTCGTTGTGCATTGCGCGGCAGGATTGTATGACCACAAACACCACTTCCACAAAGTTCTTGTAAAGTTTTTTGTATAATTCCGCGCATAACTTAGACACAATATATGTATTTATACAACATAATCATAATCATAATTATATTTCAATATTTCAATTTTTTATTTATACATATTATAAATATATATATGAACAATAACAATAACAATAACAATACAAAATATAGTGTAAAGAAAGTTAATATAAACAAGATAGATGTAAACAAGATAGATATATTTATAAGTAAGACAGGAAAAAAACATAAAACAAAATATGGATTACCTTTTCAATGCGTTGAATTAATTAGAAGATTTTTTTCAACAATTAAGAATGTTTCATTTCCATCAGTTGTAGATGCGGTTGAATTTTTTAACGTTATAGAAACATTAGAAAATAGTGAAGATATATACAGATTAAGAACATATTCATATCCATATACTAAACCATATTCTTATTACCTAAAACCTGGTTCTATTATTTTTTGGAAATACAAAAAAACGTATTTTCCATACGGACATGTTGCACTTATTGTAGATAGTAATGAGAAGGAGACTACAATTATACAACAGAACCTAAATCCCCCTGTTAAGAAATATGATACTAAAACATTATTTGATAAAATGAATGTTAGTAATAGTAAATTTGCAGGTATAAAAACAATTCCCAAAATACTGTCTAAAGATATAAATAAAATTGTTTTTGATGTGGTTCATGTATAACCTTTATACTTTATAAGCAGTAATAAAAGCCATACAATCACAATAATACATAAACCGTATAATCCTCTTGATATGAAGTACATAATACTATAACCTGGTTCAGCATGTGTATCCAATTTAAGTTTATTCATTGCATATTTTTGTGTTCTTACGCCAATATCATTTTCCCAATATTTTTGATTTTCAGTTTCTGGAAATAGTTGATAACATAATGGCTCATTATATATATATTTTGTAAATTTTGTTGCTATATACAGGTCCCAATCCTTAATACTTCTCTTATCATCTTGTAATACTTTATCAATACACTCCCGAGAATATATAACAGAATGCATACCACCACCAAGTAAACATATGCTTGTAGTTTTATTATATGCACTTTGTAAAAATGGTAAAAGTCCCAATGAATATACATCATAATTTGTATTATTTATAAAATCCATAATATTTTGTTGTACTATTTTATCTTTTATTTTATCATTAAACATAAAATCATCTTCAAGAATCAATATATTATTATAATTTTTTTGTTGTGCATCTTTAAAAATGTGCCAAAATGCATCTATAAGGTCTAATGGTGGTTTATCTATATATTCCTCCTTCTTACAATTTTTATAACCTTTGTTGTATAATATAAACACATCCTTAGTGGGCCTAAACTTGTTTAATTGTTCTTTGACACTATCTAATCGCCCATTGTTTTCCAAGTGGATAATATACGTTGCATCTATATCTAATAGGGCGCTATGTCCATCAAATTCTATCTTTTCAAATCTGTAGCATAACTCACTGGCTTTATCACTTTCTATATATGTTCCACTTTCCATATCTACCTTTGAATTTATAAATATAATTTATACTTATAAATTATAAATTACATTATACCTTAAAAATAGTTATAAAAAGCCATACAACTAAAATAATACATAATCCGTATAACCCTTTTGACATAATGTACATAGTGCTATATCCTGGTTCAACTTGTACATCTAATTTAAGTTTATTTATTATATATTTTTGTGTTTTTACGCCAAAATTATTTCCCCAGTGTTTTTGATTTTCTGTTTCTGGAAATAATTGATAACACAGTGGTTCATTGTACATATATTTTCTAAATTTTTTTCCTATATATCTATCCCAATCTTCAATACTTCTCTTATTATCCTGTAATACTTTATCAATACATCTACGTGAATAAATCATAGCATGTGTACCTCCTCCATGAGATAAACAGATGTTTGTATTATTATCATATACTTTTTGCATAAGTGGTAGTATTCCCAGTGCATATACATCATAATTTTTATTGCTTATAAAATTCATAATATTTTGTCGCACCGTTTTATCTCTTATCCTATCATTAAAAATAAAATCATCTTCTAAAACCAATATATGTTTATAATTTTTTTGTTGCGCGTCCTTAAAAATATATAAAAATGCATCTACAAGGTCTAATGGCGGTGTCTTTATATATTCATCTTTATCACATTTTTTATAACCTTTATTATGTAGTATAAACACTTCCTTGGTAGGTTGAAACTTGTTTAACTGCTCTTTTACACTATCTAAACGCCCATTGTTCTCCAGATGTACTATATACGTTGCATCTATATCTAATAAAGCATTACTAAATTCCAACTTTTCAAAATCGTAGCACGTTTCATTGTCTTTATCACTTTCCATATACTTTACACTTTCCATATATATGAATTTATAACTATAAACTATACTTATAAATTAATTTATTTAGATTTTATTCTAAAAATAGTTATAAAAAGCCATACAACTAAAATAATACATAACCCATATATCCCTTTTGACATAATGTACGCAATACTATATCCTGGTTCAACTTGTACATCTAATTTTAACAATTTTATTAATTTGAGTTTTATTGTTCCAAATAAATTTTTACCCCAATATTTTTGATTTTCCGTTTCTGGAAATAATTGATAACACAATGGTTCATTATACATATATATTCTAAATGTGTCTCCTGTAAATGCGTCCCAATCTTCAATGCCTTTTCTATCTATTTGCAATGTTTTATCAATACAATCACGAGAATATATCATAGCATGACACGCTCCTCCATATAAACTTATACTTGTATTATTATCATATGCCTTTTGTAAAGCAGGTATGCGTCCTAATGCATATATATCGTAATTCTTCCTGTTTATAAAGTTCATAATATTTTGTCGCACCATTTTATCTCTTATCCTATCATTAAAAATAAAATCATCTTCTAAAATCAATACATGTTTATAGTCTTTCTCTTGTGCATCCTTAAAAATATATAAAAATGCATCTATAAGATCTAATGCTGGTATATTTATATATTCATCTTTTTCACATTTTATATAACCTTCATTATGTAGTATAAACACATTCTTAGTGGGCTGGAACTTATTTAATTGTGCCTTTACACTATCTAAACGCCCATTGTTCTCTAAATGAATTATATATGTTGCATCTATATCTAATAGGCCACCTCCACCACCACTGCCACCTCCAACGCCACCAACACTGCCACCATCAAATTCTATTTTTTCAAGTTGGTAGCATGACTTATCTTTTTCTTCTATACCCCCTATATTCCCCATATACTTTACACTTTCCATATTCCCCATATACTTTACACTTTCCATATTTCCCATATACTTTACACTTTCCATAATATATCTCACTATTTATAAACTATGTTCACAAATTATTTTAATTGAATTATATACTAAAATTGTATAAATAATAATCATAATTATATACACTATACATAAAAATATATATAAGTACATGTTGGTTATAATATATATAAATTGATTATCATATATAATACATGACACAAAAGAAAGTATATATTATTGGTGCATTAAAAAATAGTAATATTCCAGATATAGCACAGCAACTTAGACCAACATATGACGTTTTTGACCAGTGGATAACACCAGGACCAGACGCTGATCAATATTTATTTGATTATGCTAAACATAGAGGTTGGAATTATAAAGAAGCACTAACGTGTTACGCTGCCAGAAATAATTTTGATTTTGATAAGAGACATATTGATTCATCAGATATTGTTATTATGGTAATGCCATGTGGTAAATCAGCACATTTAGAATTAGGTTATTCAATTGGTGCAGGTAAGGAGGCCCATATTCTATTTGATAAGGAACCAGAACGTTTTGATTTAATGTATAATTTTGTACCTGTTACCAATATCCACTTTTCTATAGATTCACTTAAGACAAGGTTGCTTATAGATTGATGTAAACTTTTTATAAACCGTATTTGTAAACTTTTTTTATAAATATAACTTTTTTTTATTTACAGATGTTATATAGATGAACAATGATTTAGTAATTGTTGATATTAATGTTGATTGTATTGAATTAGAAAGATGTATTAAAGACGATGATATAAACATTCATTGCAACGGCATTGGTAAAATAGCAGAAGAAAAAGATATAAGTAGTTTTATTCCAGATATAGATGAAGGATATTTACCAATGGAATGTAGGAAAAAGATTATACCATATCGTTTTTACAAAGATATATATAATACAATGTATAATAAATTTGGTTATAATGATGGTAAATTATCATCTGCCTTAAATGTTATTTCATTATATCTTAAGGGACAAAAACTATTATATTTAGAATCAAAGGCATATTGTGAACATTATTTATATAGAATGATGTTACCTGCAATAGTTATTTCATCAGCATCATCAGTAATTAGTGGTGTTTATAGTGATAATAGCACTGCATCAAAGACGGTAGCGGGTGCAACAGCATTAAATGCATTAATATTATCACTTATAAACTATTTTAAATTAGATGCTAAAGCAGAAGCACATAAAATGACAGCATATTCATTTGAACAGTTAATATCTGAATGTGAATTTACATCAGGTAAAATATTATTAAGTAACATAAATGAAAATGATGATAGAAATAGAACCAATAAACATAATAAATTGGATGGACAGAATAAACTGGATGGATCAAATAAACAGGATGGATTAAATAAACAGGATGGATTAAATAAACAGGATGGACAGAATAGAGATCAAGATATAAACAATAAAAATAAAAGAGATGCTGTTAAATATGATATTTATTATATTCAAAATTTTATAAATGAAATTGAAAAAAAAGTAAGAGAGATAAAAGAAAAAAACCAATTTATAATTCCTGAAAAGATTAGAAATAGATATCCATATATTTATAATACAAACATTTTTATGGAAGTTAAAAATATAAATATAGATGAAATGATATTATGCAATCAATTAAAAATAATAGGGATAGATGAAACAGATTACAATAATAGGATTATTCTTGGTGAAAGGACGCCTGAAGTATATGAACAACGTAAAAAAATTTATTTAGAAAAAAATAAAAAAATAGAAGAAATTATGGCACTTAGAAAACAACAAACTGAATTTGATAAGAAAGTAATGAGTGAATTGGATAATAAAAAATATAAACATTCTGGGTGGATTTTTTATTGATTACACCATATCCACTAACTTTTGATGTTTTTTATTGTTATTGTTATTGTTTAAGACATATTGATATAATAGCAATAGACTTGATAATCCAAGAAATATTAATGATATTATAACGTAAATATCAAAATGTTCATTAAAGAATAGGAAAGAAAATAGTAATTGTATAATTCTACGCAATAAATCTAAACTACTCATTAAAATATTTGCAGGTACAAATTCATTTTTATTGTTTAATATGTAAATTTTATTATACATATATAGTTGTAATCCAAAAGCAATTAAAAAATATAGAAATAATGTTAATGAATTTATTGGTGGTGGATTTTGTACAGTATAATATATTGATGGTACTATAACAATACATAAATATACAATCTGAAAGAATATTTGATAATCAATATTTGATATATTATACTTTTTAACTGAATATTCTATAAGATTATTATAAGTTGCATTTATAAAACATGATATGTAAATAATTATTGTATTATTTATTATTTGTATTGCTCCTCCGCCCCCATCTATTGCATTTGTTGCATTGTATAAATAGTTTGTAATAATTATACTATGAGATATTACTAATAATAGAGAACTAAGTAAATAAATATTTGTTATTTTTTTATGTAATAGATATTTAAAGTATGGTATGTTAAATAATATGAATCCTGAACGTAGTAGGGTGTAGTAACTAAGCGTCATAGTATTTATTGCATAAAATAATAGAATTGTTTCAATTGTGTATAGTATGCCCGTTATTAATGGAAAAAGTAATTTTATTCTATTACCATGTTGAAAATAATCTTTTACAATATCCCTATTTTCCTTTTTATATAAGAGTGCAAAATAAAATGGCGTTAATGTTATACTTAGCAAAATATTAAACCATGCATTTTTATAATTATATTCATAATTTATATATTTCATACATATTAAATACTCTGATAAAGTAAAAACAAAAAATATACTGTTTACTAATAGCCCTAAATTCATACTTGCTAATATATATTGATTATGTACTAACTATAATTTTATGCATTATAAATAAAACTTACTTATAAACTTAATAAATTTACAAATATATTAAAAATAATTTACCTATTTTTAATCGCTTAGGTCTTTTATGTCTATTTCTAACCTTCTTAATTCTGTATAGAATCGTTCTCTGTCTGTACTTAATCTTTGGATTAATGCTGAACGTCTGTTTACTCCTAAATTTCTTAATTCTATTTCTAATGTTGTTATTTCGTTAGATAATATACGTCTTTGTTCTAATTTACCGTCTATTGTATTTTGTTTTATTGATATTAAAGTATCTCTATCCATTGGTGCAGGGGTTGGTGCGGGTGTTGGTGCACGTATAGGTGCAGGGGTTGGTGCAGGGGTTGGTGCTGGAGTTGGCACAGGTGCGGGGAGTGTAGCAGGTGTTGGTGTTGGTGCAGGATTTGCAATTGTATAATATTTTGAATATCCAACAAATGGTGATACATTCCACGATGGTTCCTTACCAGTTGAACATGCTCTTAAAGAACATCCAGTACCAATACTTCTATCATCAACAAAGTTAATTACAGTACAACCCAGTGTATTATCACATGCACTTTTACATTCGTCTAAACTTCCTGACATATTTCTTAAATTTCTACAATCACCATCATTATCATTCCAAATTTTAGGATTTGGTCCACTGTAATTAGCAAACCCTTCCATTTTTTCACATCCATTATTACTGATGATTAAGATAACAACAACCACTACAACCAAGATTAAAATTAAGTGTAAATTATATATTTATATATATAATTAAAAGTATAAAAAAATTCACTTTATACCAAAAAATAGTTTATTTTATGTAACATAATTTTGTATTTTCCTTAATCCAATATCTAAAATAGTTTACATATGTATAAACACCTGGATAACCTGTTACACCGCAACCATTTCCCCAACTTACTAAACCGATTAACTGATATTTTCCATTACTTACATGAAGCAATGGACCACCTGAATCACCTTGACATGTATCAACATTATCATTTGGATTGGGAAAATTATTATACTTTGCCGCCAATATCATACGATCTGTTAATTTTGATTGTTCATAAAGATTATATTTTGATGGTTTTTTACTTATCATGCAAATATTACCTTTACGCATAATTTGTGGATATACTGGTTGTGTTTCATCACTTGGTACGTAACAATTTTTACATGTTAAACCATATCCAATTATTAAAGCAGGTGTTTTTGGTCTTATATATCTTATTGCATCATATCTTGGTGGTATTCTAAGCGGTGTTACTGATTTATCGGGTCTTTCAGTTAACTGTATTATTGCAATATCATAATCTTCTTTAAGAGTAGGTTTTGTAGGATCATATTTAGGATGAATTATGATTTTACTTACATTATATACAAGGTTAGGTATAGAACGTCTGGATTGTAAAAATCCAATTTTAACTTGTGATTTATCTGCTACAACTCCAGTTTCTTGATCAACTACACAATGTGCAGCTGTTATAACTGAATTATATGGACCTCCAATATAAGAACTTCCAGACGAAGGTTGATCATCTAAATATAAAATACCAAAAAAAGGATAGTCTTTGTAATTAGCAATTTTACCATTTATAATTTTTAAATTCTTATCATCATGTTGTTTATTTGACATTATATTTTAATAATTTATATTATTATTATATTTATTAAGAGGGGGGTGGAGTTATAGTAAGGATGTATACGCGGTTATAGTAAGGATGTATACGCGGTTATAGTAAGGAGGTATACGCGGTTATAGTAAGGAGGTATACAAGTTATAGCAAGGAGGAATCAGGTGAATATGCTAATTCAATAAGTTTTACATGTATTTTAGATGGAACTGTAATATTATTTTTAGTAGTATACAGTGACATATTTAATCTCTTTATTTTCTGTAATAGTTCTTCAATAATCTTATTTCTATATGAATAGTAATCATAACCATCTGGTTTATCTTTAATTATTGGAATGTATTGTAATTTATATGGTGTTTTAACCTTCTTATAAATAGATAAAAATACATTATCTTTTTCATTGCTATATTTACTTACAGTGCTTATAGGCAAAAATTCATAAACAACCTCCTTTTTATTTTTATAATTTTGTAACCATTTTTTATATATTTTAATGGCTTCTTTCATATCACTTGTTTGATATGGGTGATACTTTGCTCTATTATACATCGTATTTACAACATCATACTGATATTTACTACCTCTCCTCTTAATCAACTTTAATGTTTTTGTTGCAGTTTTAGCATCCTTGAACCCCGTACCCTTTAATGATGTAGTTGGATGATCATCTGCATATAATTTAGAATCTGACATGTTTATATATACTGCTTATAAAAAAAGTATAAATTATAAAAAATAGGGTCGTAAGTAGTCATTATCGTATAAATTCTTTCCGTTCTTACAATTCTTACCGTTTGTACCGTTCTTATCATTTTTAACCTCACAACAACCACAATGGTCCATATTGGTTAAATAAACCTTTCTATCTTGTACATACTTATCATAATCAAGGTTCCAACGACCGTACATAACTTTATTGTTTTCTGTAAATAATTTACGACGTATCAAATTGATTATGTTTTTCATTCTATATACCTGTTATAATAAATATATTATTTATAATAATCAATTTTTAAGTCCATGCTTTTTTAGTCCCACCTTCGTATTTATATGCATATTTTTTATTAACAAGATATTCATTAAGGTTAAGACTATTAATAAATATATTGCCAAGTAATCTACCATACTTATCTTCACCATCTATTTCTAAATAAACTATCTTATTTAATATCTTATCTTCAACAACTTTTTTAGCAGCCAATGCTTTTACTACTTCTTTCTTATTTTTAGAATTAAGTTCTGGTGTATCTATATGTGATAATCTTATCTTATATTTATAAATTTTAGATGTTCCAGGATGCTTAAAAACTGCATGTACTGTATCACCGTCATATACATGCACAATTTTTGCCCACACTTTTACATTTTTCATTGTAAAGAAACTTGTTTTTTGATTGCAATTACGATACTTCCACCCGTAATACATTTTCTTAAAAATTCCAAACATGTTGTGTATATGTATGTATATATATGTATATGTATATATAAGTATAATTATTATTAACCTTATAATTACTAATTAAGACTATAATTAAAACTATAATTAAGACTATAATTACACCATAACTTTTATTTTTTTGTATTATAAATATAGAAAATGGATATAAATCCTGAAACAGTATTACAAAAAGACACGGACTTGGAAGGGGAGGAGGGGGTGCAAGGAGTTGTGGAAGGGGAAGAGGTGAACGGGGGCATGGAAGGGGTGCGTGGGGAGGAGGGGGTGCACGGAGTTGTGGAAGGGAAAGGGAATAGGGGGGAAGGAGACATAATAAACAATACGTTAGTATGTTATTGTATTCGCAATGAAACAAAAAATAGAACATATGTTGGTGCCACTAACCATTTTACACGACGCATAAGACAACACAATAGGGAAATTGTTGGTGGTGCAAAGGCTACAGCGGGACATAAGTGGCATAATATCATATTAGTTCATGGTTTTAATACAAGACATGATTTATTAAGTTTTGAATGGCATTTTAAACATGTTGTAACGGTTAACAAGAATGGTATTAAAAGAAGAGTAGAAGCATTAAAAAAACTATTATCACTTGATAGATGGAAAATGTTAAAAGTGGTAGTAACTGACGAACTGAAAGAGTCATTTTTATAAAAATGCACAAAAAAGCAATGGATAGACCCCAATCATGCAGTGGAGGACTATGATGAAAGTTTTACTCCGTGCTTTTTCATGACCTTCATCATCTGTTCAGAAGGCGAATGCTCCTCTCTTATAAAGAAAGTTACAGTGCCTCTGCGAACATTCACCAAAATAGGCTTCTTAAACAATGGATTCAATGTTGATGAAGATGTAGGAACGTTTGAATCTTGATTTTTTTGCTTGTACATACTGCCTGGTGGTGTTTATGCTGTTTATAGTACATTTTATAATAAATATTCAATTTTTTACACATTTATCTTATTTGTCTTCTTTTTTATTATAACAGTGCCTAATTTTTTAGTTAGACTTACATTTTCTATTTTTGTATATATTACCGATACAGATGGAATATGTTTACAATTACTATATTTTTTAACAAGTAATGCTGTTTTATATATAAGGGAGTGATCGGGTACAGAGCCATTATTAGAACTAATAAAACCATGAGGACTTGGATTGTCTTCTAAATGGAACCATAAATCATTTTTATTGCTATTTCTAATCAATGTATCATTTTCTTTTTCATTTCTACCAATTTTAATGGTCCATGTGGGGGCATTAGAGGGGGCATTAGAGGGGGCAAGGGTTGGTGTGGAATTAGAAGCAGTTACAACCTCAGTATATACCATGACTAATATCTATTTATAATAAATGTATATATACAAAATTATAAATCAAAAATTATAATTTACAAAAACAATTTTATTGTTGGGCATATAGTTAATACTCGGGTTTTATAGCACGAACTTTAATAGAATACTTTTTTAATAATGCATTTATATCATCATTAAAGTACTTATCAATATTATCAAATTGTGTATAATTAGTTTTAAACCATATTTTAATCATTGAATAATCTTGTTCAACAGCAGACGAAACATTTTCTATTTTCTTGCAACTAAAAGAAACACCATTAATAATATTCCAATTTGGTACATTATTTTTAGAAATATTCATAAGTGTATTATTACAAATATTAATAAATACCGTTTTTAATATATTATAACCATCTTTTAATGTATCAATTTTAACAGAACAAATTGAACCACATCTATTTTCTTCATCCTCCCATAATGGTGAAATTTCATTCTTCATGATGAAAAAATCAAAATTACCTATGTTAGACTTGTAATTTGTAAGGTTTAATGTATTAAACAACTTTGAAACATCACACCACGTTTTTAAAGTTGTAACATGATGATAACTATTAAAGTTCCAATTAGAATCTGCATTATGATGTGCTAATAATCTATAATAGTTATTCATTTTTAATTCACCTAAATTAGCAGGAACTTCTAAATAAATATATTTTAATTGGTCATATTTTTTATGTTCATTGTGTTTTTGATATTGCCATTTTCCTTCTCCATCGCCTCCACCTTCTCCACCACATTCTTCACTATTTCTTTGCTGATGTCCTGGTACATATTGTGGTCTTTCATACTTTTGATAACCACCTCCTTGTCGCCCTTCTTTCATATGGTAACCACCTCCTTGTCGCCCTTCTTTCATATGGTAACCGCTTCCTTGTCGCCCTTCTTTCATATAGTAACCGCTTCCTGGTTGTCCTTCCTTCATCTGGTAACCGCTTATGGGTTGTTCTTCTTTCATCGGGTAACTGCTTCCTTCTTTCATCTGGTAACTGCTTCCTTCTTTCATCTGGTAACCGCTTATGGGTTGTCCTTCTTTCATCTGGTAACCGCTTATGGGTTGTCCTTCTTTCATCTGGTAACCGCTTCCGGGTTGTCCTTCTTTCATCTGGTAACCGCTTATGGGTTGTCCATCTTTCATCTGGTAACCGCTTCCGGGTTGTCCATCATACTTTTTTGTATATGGTCCAGTATTTTTAGAATAATATACTTTAAAATCTACTACTGATTCTATTAATTGTTGGGGTTGTCGGGGTTGTTGGGGTTGTTGGGGTTGTTGGGGTTCCGGTGTTATTTCTTCTTCATTATCTTCTATTGATAGTAATGCAAATGAGTTTTTTTTAACAGGAGGAACATATATATTTTTAGTCATCATATAATAGAATGATATGTATAATAATATATAATGATTTAATTCTTTAATCAATTTTTTTCTTTACGGTATTACATATAAAAAATGGATATAAGAGATATAAGATGGATATTTTCATTATTACAATATGTTAAATTTTCGTTTATTATTGCCAATCTATTAATTATATCCTTATATTTATAAGAAATGTCTTTTTCATTTACAATTATATTATTATAATATTCATAAATATAAATAATTAACTCTTGAACCGATATACCGCCTTTATTTACTATATTATGAATATAAAGATAAGAATCATTTAACTTATTTTTTTGTACATATTTAATAATATTTTCAATATTAGATTCAGTAGGACAAGACAGAACGGATGAAACATTATCTTCTTTAATTACAACATCCGTCTCTTTATTAATAAAATTATGCATATACAGCGATTGTAAAATATTTAATAATTTTCTCATATCACCATTTGCTTTTTTAACTATTAAATCAAGTGCTTTTTTAGTAACATTAATTTTTTCAGTTGCACAAACACTTATAACATATTCATACATTTTATCATATACAATAGGATTAAAACGAAAAATTACACATCTTGATTGAATTGCTGGATTAATTTTTTTTAAATAATTACAGATAAAACAAAATCTTACATTAGATACATATTTTTCAACTACTTTTCTTAAAATTGCCTGAGCATCTTCTGTCATTGCATCTATTTCATCTAATATAATCATTTTAAAATCAGGTGTATCGGCATTCTCTTTATTACCTAATGAAATAACAAACTGTTTTATTCTATTTCTTACTGTTTCAATACCTCTTTCTTCAGATGCATTTAAAATGAGAACCATATCATCATAATCTTCTTTATAATAATGTTTTGCAAATGCGATAATTGATGATGTTTTACCCGTTCCAGGTGGTCCATAAAATAATAAATGTGGTAATTTTTTACATTTCATAAAGTTGGATAATGACTGTTTAATCTTATCATGATGAATTATATTATTTAAATGTGCAGGTCTATACTTTTCACTCCACGGTAATAGTTTAATATTTCTATATGGTAGTTCTATATTTTCACTCATAGGTATAATTATTAATATTGACAATTATTTATATATTAGTTATAAGGTTGATCTACTGGTTATATTAGTTATAAGGTTGATCTACTGGTTATATTAGTTATAAGGTTGATCTACTGGTTATATTAGTTATAAGGTTTAATCTATTAGTTATATTAGTTATAAGGTTATAATCTATTATTTTCAACCTTTATTATACATAAAAAAATGAATTATATATATAAACAGTAATAATAATTATATTATAAGAAGCCGATAACTATAATTAGACAAATTAGTAGAATTAATATATATAAGGCACTATTAATATATACATATAATTATATATTATGCAAGACATTAATAGGTATAATGAAAAAACAGCATCAATAGAAAGAATAGAATTTACGATATTAGGAAATAAGGAAATAAGAAATTTGTCTGTACTTAAAAAAGAAACAGCCGGTTTAGTATCATCTGATTTATATGAAAATGGTGAACCCAAAAAAGGAGGTCCTATAGACACGCGATTTGGTATTACTGACAATCATTTACAATGTGATACATGTGGTTTAGGAACTAATTTCTGTGTTGGACATTTTGGTCATATTGAACTATCTGAACCTGTCTTTCATTTAGGCTTTTTAGAGTCTTGCATTAAAATATTAAAATGTATATGTCCTCGTTGTTCCAAATTATTGGTATATAAAAACGAGGATGAACTTATTGAATTACTTAAAAATAAAAAAGGTAAAACAAGATTAAATGAATTTAAAAACTTAATTAAAAATGTTACTCATTGTGCTAAAAATAATTTTGGCTGTGGTGCATCTATACCTAAAATCAAGTTAGATATTAAAAAAACAACGGCAATTGTTAATATAATTGCAGAATATGTTACAACTACATCTACTGAAGATAATCCCGATAAAAAGCCTATTAAAGAAATTTTAACTCCGGATAAAGTGTATAAAATATTCAAGAATATCAGTGATAAAGATTGTTATGCCTTAGGTTTTGACCCAAATAAGAACAGACCTGAAGATTTGATACATACGATTTTTCCAGTACCTCCTGTTCAAGTCCGGCCATCTGTAAGAGGTGATTTTATGTCATCAACGACACGTGAAGATCATATAACTATTAAACTTGTTGAAATTCAAAAAGCAAATATGAGGTTAAATAGACATAAGGAAACATCAAATGAAAATACAGTAAAATACTTTCAAGATCATGTTAACTATTTACAATATCATGTTGCAACATATTATGATAATGAAACACTTAGTTTACCACAATCAGAACAGAAGGGATTAGTAACAAAATCATTATCATCGCGTCTAAAAGGTAAGGATGGTCGTATTAGAAACAATCTTATGGGTAAAAGAACTGATTTTAGTGCAAGAACTGTTATTACACCCGATCCAACTTTAAGTATTAATGAGTTAGGTATGCCAGTAACAATTGCTAAAAATATAACATTTCCAGAAATTGTAACACCATATAACATAGAATATCTTAATAAATTAGTAGCAAATGGGCGTGATATATTTCCAGGTGCTAACTTTTTAATACCTATCGGTTCAAATGATGGACAATCAAGATTACCTGTTGATTTACGTTTTAGAAAGCAGATGATAGAATTAAGATATGGAGACATAGTAGAACGTCATATTCAAAACGGTGATATTGTACTATTAAACAGACAGCCTACTTTACATAAACAATCTATGATGGGTCATAGGGTTAAAATTATAGATAATCCTGAATATTGTACATTTAGGTTAAATCCAAATGTTACAACACCATATAATGCAGATTTTGATGGTGATGAGATGAACACATTTTTCTGTCAATCATTACAAACACAAATTGAATTAGAAGAAATTGCAGATGTAAAATTACAGATTATTACACCACAACAATCTACACCAATTATTGGTATTGTACAAGATGGTTTACTTGGCGCATATAATTTAACAATTAATGATGATAAGATTGATTGGAGAACGGCTATGAATATAATGGCTATAACTGAAATAAATACACTGGGTTCATATGAAAAAAATAGAAGTTATATCGGTAAAGAATTATTCTCTCATCTCATTCCTGAAAAGATTAATTTACATCGTGAAGGTGATGGTAAAATTATTTCATCAGTTAAAAATGGTAAATTGGTTGACGGGTATATTAGCAAAGAAACAATTGGTGTTAAAAAGAGAAATAGTTTAATTCAGTTAGTATTAAATGAATATGGAGCCGATGAAACACAAGTATTTATTGATAATATAACAAGACTAATGACATACTTTAATATGTATCATGGATTTACAGTAGGTATTGGTGATATTGATATTTCACCCGAACTTGCTAAAACATTGTATCAGCAATTCCAAATTAAAAAGTTAGAGGTCTGTCATGAAATTACAGAATTAGAAAATAATCCAGATATGATGGATGAAGTACTATTTGAAAAATTAATTAAAGGCAAATTAGATGTTATTTTACAAGAATCATCTAAACTAATTATGAGTAACTTAAAAATAACAAATAATTTTAAGATTATGATTGATAGTGGTTCTAAAGGTTCTAATATTAATATGGGTCAAATTGGTGGTTGCGTAGGACAACAAGATTTTGCAGGAACAAGAATTACTAAAATTTATAATGATAGAACTTTACCATATTTCTTTAGAAATGATGATAGAGCAATGGCAAGAGGATTTATTGAAAGTTCATTTACACAAGGTTTAAAATTACCTGAATTTATTTTTCAGACATTATCAGGAAGAGAAGGTTTAATTGAATCTGCTATTAGAACTGCAGAAACAGGTTATGTTCAGCGTAAGTTAATCAAGTCAGCAGAAGACTTTATGGTTAAATATGATGGAACTGTGCGTAATGCAGTTGAACGTATTCATCAATTTATTTATGGTGATAGTGGTATTGATACAATCAAACAAACTGGATATAATATGAAAATCATGGAGTTGAGTAATAGCGACATTATGAATAAATATGTATTTACTAAACAAGAACTAACAACCTTGGACAAATTCACAGAAAAGGATAATATGGAAATGTATAATACACTTATTAACATGCGTGACCATATGAGAAGAACAAAGATTAGTTCATCCATTAACTATTTAACATTAGATACAATGTATATGTTACCAGTTAACTTATCACTTATTATAGATAATGCACGTAATACAACGGACAATAAGGACAGTGATATTATTAAAAATCCCAAATATATTTTAGAACAAATTGAATATATTTTAGAAACTAAGAATACACGTTTATACAATATGCCAAATAATGATTTATCCAATAAAAAATCGGTTAAATACATTGATGAACATATTTCTAAATCTGCATTTAAATACGCTTTATATGATGCTTTAAATCCTAAAAAATGCATTATGATGTATAAATTTACTAAAAAACAAATAGATGATATAACTACTAAAATTATTAAAAACTTTAATAAATCTGTTGTTGAATCAGGTGAAATGGTTGGTATTTTAGCAGCCCAAAGTATTGGTGAACCAGTTACACAATTAACATTAAACTCTTTCCATAGTGCTGGTATTGGTGGTGGAGGTGGTGTTAATATGGGTATTCCAAGAATTAAAGAAGTATTTAGTTTATCTAAAAATATGAAAGAGCCAATGATGACAATTTATTTGGATAAACAATATCATAAAAATAAAAAATATGCTAATAAGATTGCATCATATATAAAATACACAACAATTAAGGATATTAGAAAAAAAATAGAAATATTTTATGATTCAAACCCTTATAAAAAAGGTGGTTTTATGGACCAAGATAATGTATATAATATATTCTATTCTTATCAGCAAAATAAGAATTGTTGTGATAATACAATTGATGGTTTATCGTGGTTAATGAGAATTGAATTTGATAAAGAAAAGTTATTAGCAAAGGAAGTTTCATTATTAGATATTAAAAGTCAATTTTGTCAGGCATGGGAAAAAAGATATACTGATATTAAAAGTTTAAAACGTGAAAAGAAAGTTATTTTAGATAAGATTACACATATTGCAGTTTTATCTAATAATGACAATGATGAAGTACCTGTTATGCATATACGCTTTGATATGAATAATTTTAATTCATCAAATCTTGTTGACTTTACAGATTTATTTGTTGATGAATTTAAACTTAAAGGTATTACAGATATTCAAGATATACGTAATTTAATTGATGAACGTTATATAGACTTTAATGATGAAACTGGTGCTATGGATATTACAAATGAATATGTAATTTATACTAAAGGCATTAATATGTATGATATACGTAAATTAATTGGTGTTGATATAAATAGAACATATTGTAATGATATTATTAACACATATGAAATATTCGGTATTGAGGCTGCGCGAACAGTTATTATACATCAAATTACTTCAGTATTAGCATCAAATGGTCTAAACTTTCAACATATTTCCATATTTGGAGACATAATGACAAATGTAGGAACATTAACATCAATTGATAGACATGGTCTCAATAAATTAGATACTGATCCATTATCAAGAGCATCATTTGAAAAGACGGTTGAACAATTGATATCTGCTGCAGTATTTAATGAAACAGATTATATGAAAAGTGTTTCTTCAAGAATTATTGCGGGATTATGTATTAAAGGTGGAACAGGTCTATGCAATCTAATATTAGACAGAGAACTATTAGAAAATTCTGAATATACTACCGATATTGGTCAACTTTATAAAAAGACTTATAATGATATATCCATTAAAGGTAGTGCAGATGTTGATACAGATGTTTTTATACCCTCATTTTAATTTTTTATATTTTATGACCTTATGGGTTATATTGCATCAAGTTATAAAAGGCGATTATAATGCTTTTGGTTATAAAAGGTGGATATTAGCATCAAGTTATAAAATGTGGTTATAAAAATGGGTTATAAGCATCAAGTTATAAAAGGCGATTATAATGCTTTTGGTTATAAAAGTCGGATATAAAAATAGTTAAGATGCTTTTGGATATAATGTCACTAATTTATCAACATAGGTTCTATTGTAAAAATCTTTCAACATAGCAAATTCTGGGTGTGATGTATCTCTATTACCGTCATTCCACCATTTACAAGCACTTTTAATAAGTGGATTATTACTATTATTATTATTATTAATCCAGATACTTAATTTTTCTACAGTAGGATTTTCGTCTAATGCATTATCATACATTGCTTTTATTGCAGATAATGTTGTATAAGATTTAAGAAGATGTTTATAATTTGGATGTAAATTTAAAATTGTTTTATCAATTTCGATAATTTCATCATCTGTTAATAATGGTCCCATTGTTACAACTGAATGATTATGATCTTCATATAAATAACAATCATGTATTGGTAATCTAAATAAATACTTGTGTGGATTAAGACCACGTGAACTAATTTTAATATCTTTTCCCGAGCCAACTAAATCACCATAATATCCTTCATATGATTGTTTTGTAACCGGGTCATACGTTGATGGTGTCCATAAACCATTGTATCGGTTAGTATAATAATAATTAAATAATTCAATCACATTAAAATATAATGGGCCTACTTTGTCAATACCGCATCTTTCTCCACTTAAAGGATTCCACATATATTTAAAAATAAACTTACATCCAAACGGAACATCTTTATCAACTAATGCACATCTTTGCAATCTTCTTTTAACAAGATATGTTTCTGTTGTAATTTTATCAAATTTCTTTGATTTTTCTTCTTTTTCAGGAATATCTTTAAAATTTACAAAGTCAAATGTGAATGCTTCTACTGATGCCATGACCTATGTATGCGTATGTGCCTGTGACTATACTTTTATTTATACTATTATTTTAAATATATTATAATAATATCAATTTTTATAAACATAAGCATATGCTTTGACACTGTCTACCCAAGGCCCTAAGTCCTATATACACTAACGCCATGCCAGTTTAAAGTCCTATATATAAAGGCCATGCCAGTTTAAAGTCCTATATATAAAGGCCATGCCAGTTTAGTCCTATATATAGAGCATATGTGTTTAGTCCTATATATATATAAAGGCCATACCAGTTTAAAGTCTTATATATAGAGCATATGTGTTTAAAGTCCTATATATATATAAAGAGCATTTAGATAAAAAAATTGATTTTTAAAAATAATGCAAACAATTTAAATATAAAGGATTATAATTAGTTATAATTAGATAATATACAATGTGCGACAAACAACTTACTATTAACAATATCGATTTTAAAGATCCAAAGTTTACAAACAAAACACAATTTACCACTAACATTGGACATCATGCATATATAATTGATGAAAAAGGTGTTAAACATTACAGATATGTTAAAGTTATGGAAAAAGACAGTAAAACAGGTAAACTTAAGGTAAAACTTGATGAAAATGGAAATCAAATTTATAAAAGAAACAGTAACAATGATAAGATTCCTGTTTTAGAAGAAGTATTTGAAGAAACACCATTTGTATTTAACAGATGGCCAGGCACTACAAGTGCTGAACACACACCATCTGAAAAGAGGGTATCATTAAAATTAAATCATTATTCTGACCAACCACTTTGTGAAGAAGTCAAGAGTACATTTTTAAAATATGATAAACTTGTTGAAGAAAAGAGAAAAGAAGTCATGGGTGTTCGTGACGAAATGTATAGTTATGTTGAATGTGTTAAAATTCCTGATGAAGACGATGATGTTGATGGAAATGCTAAAAAATATCCTAAATATCCTAATTCTAAACTTAAATTACAAATGATGTATACATATCATAACAAACACACTGGTTTACGCTTTGATGAAATTAACGAACGTGTTATTAGTAAGTCAATTAGAGAAACATTAGAAGATAAGAACAAATCACTTGATAATCTTTCAATTGTATTATATGAAAAGAATGAAGATTCAGGTAAACTTGAAAAGAAGAGTTACTTATACAAGGATGATATTGAAGATAGATGTGTTATTGGTACAATTGTTAAATTTTGCAAGGCAGAAAATGTTACTGATACAACAAAGAAACCCTGGGAATGCAATGAAGATGAAATTGAAAGTCTATACGGCAAGTTAGAACAAGTTGAAGTTACAACACCAGAAGATTTAGACAAGTATTATACACCAAACTGTTGTGTAAGATATCTATTCTCTCCAACAAAGTTATGGGCATCTAAGAATAAAGATCCCGCTGGTAAGAAGAAGAACTTTGGTATTATCTTTACATGTTATCAATTACATATTATTCAACTTCCTAACAAAAAGAATGAATCATCTACTGGTTTATCTACTAAGAAGAAGTTTGAAACTCACACCTTTGGACAAAAACAGTTATTATCTACTACACGCACCGAAAGTATTCAAAAACCAAAGGAAGAACCAAAAGTTCTTAAAGAGGATAATAGTGGTAGTGACGAAGAACAAGAACAAGAACAAAGCGAAAAGAGCAGTGTTAGTTCTGCAGATTCTGAACAAGATTCAGAACCAGAACCAGAACCCGTTAAAAAGAAAAGTTCTAAATCTGCACCAGCACCAGCACCAACACCAACACCACAACCAACAAAGAAAATTGCTAAAAAAATAGTAGTTGAAGAAAGTGAAGAGAGTGAAGAAAGTGAAGTGAGTGAAGATAGTAGCAGTGAAGAAGAAGTTGTTGTTGAAACTAAGAAAAAAACAACCAGTACTAAAGCAACTACTAAAGTATTAAAGAAGTAATTTGCTTTGATTAATTTTTATAATTTATTTTTTAGATAAAAATTCATTAATATATTTATTGAATAGACTATAATTTTCTATATACATAGAGTGAGAACCACCTTGATTGGCTTCAAATATTTTAACTGTAGCATTTTTATAAAATTTCTTTTGATTAACAACTGTTTGCCATGGAACAATACTTACTCTTCCTCCAATAAGAAGAGCAGGTTTATGTAATCCTTTGCTTAATACTTGTTCATAATTATTACATGCATGATTAAAAATAACTTCATTAACTACTTTATAATTATAATTTAGTACACCATCTAATGCCTTTGTATAAATTTCTGGTTGTTGAGCAATAAATGTAGGAGTAAAACATGATTTTTCAAATGCAGTTCTTATTACTGCTGATTCATTAGGACCAACAGCACAACCATTATAAAATCCAAATAAAGCATCCGTTGTAAATATTGAACCAAGTTGGAGATTTTTTTCTGGTGTATATGCTGGATTAACTAGAACTTGTATTGGTTGATCAACAAATATATACGAATCAAAAAATTTTTCACCATATAATCCAATTAAATACCAAATAACTGAGCATCCCATAGAATGAGTAATTGGTGTTATCTTGGTTATCTTATTGCAATTTATAAATTCAATAACATCTTGTGAATATCTTGCAATATAGTTATTAAAGTTGTTAAGAATATTGTTATAACCTCTCATCGTTAATACATATACATCATAATATTTTCTAATATAATTATTGGTTAAAAGTACTGGACTCCAATTATTTGGTCCTTGAGACCATCCCATTAAAAATATTAATGTGCCTTTAGACTCACATAATGCACATCTTTTATAAAAAAATAATGTTGCATTATCTGATGTTTTAAATTTTTGTAATGGTAATTCAGTCCACGGAAAACTTTTCATAATATAACCTATATATTATAAGTTATACTATTATTTTACAATGTATGTATGAATGATTATTTACAATTCCAAGTTTATATTTCTTAAAACCGACGGATATTTATCACTTGAATTAGAAGTATCGCTGGTTGTACTATCTTTATTTTTAATAAAATAAGAATTAACATGATTAAACTTTGCAATAATATCTTTGTAATTTGTTTCTGTATATGAAATTATATTATTACTAAAAGCCCATCTAAAAAAATTTAATTGTCCAATTGTAGTTAATATATTATATGTTCCTATTTTATAATAAAACTTTTTCTTTCTTCTAAATGGATCAAAATTCTTTTTTTTAAATGATTTTAACTGTGCTTTATAACTAATATTTATATTCAAATTATCTTCTTTAACAAACTCATTATTAACATTTATTGATAGTTTATATAAATAACAATAACGTGTAACAAACCAATCTAAAAAACGCAAAGAAACAGGATTATCACCATTTATAATATGAATCATCTTTTCAATTATTGTATTACTACATTTAATAAAGAACTTGTCAATCATATTATAATAATGCACCTCTTTACCAATAAAATCCTTTATACTGATAATTTCTGATGATTCATTATCATTTACTATAAAAATATTTTCATCAACGCTGTTTTTATTACTCATAATATTATTATTACTATTATAAGTCTATACATTTATATACATTTTATTACATATGCTTATTATAAAAATTACTAATTCACGCATTTACTCATTCACATTGCTTTTATAAATATCCTCTTCAACTGAATCTTTAATTAAAACACGTAAAACTTTAATTTCTTTAAACTTATTACCAAGTCGTCTAACGCGTCCTATTGCTTGATTTTCCGTATTTTTAATATATTGTTTAGTACCATATATAGGATCTAAAAATATCACTTCTTCTGCATTATTTAAATTAGAACCGGAAACAGTACTATCAGATGATAACATAATAATTTTATATTCATTATCAATATCATTATTATTAAATAAACGTAATACTTTATCTTTTTGATATACATTACCTTGACAATACAAATTTTTAATATTATTATTTGTTAAAACTTTTCCAACTTCTTTTAATAAATCATCCCATTGAGAAAATATGATTCTATATTTATTTGGAGTACTTTTAATGTAATTAATAATATATCCTAACTTTGTACCTAATTCATTAACATCTTTTGATTTATTCTCACTTATTAAAAATATTTTATCACTTGCTAATTCACGCTTACATGTTGGACATTTTTTAAATGTTTGACTAATTACTGTCTTAATACAACTATAGCAATATATATGTCCACATATAGTAATACCAATATTATCCTCACTTATTGCACATAAACAAATAGGACATTCCTCTTTTTTAATGTTATCAATATCTGAAATTAAATTAATAAAGTTTTTATAATATGATACAGTCTTCTCCTTACCGAGTTTTACTTTTTCTAATTCTACTAATCTCACTTTTGCTCTTTCTAAATCTTCTTTTAAATTTGAATATGTTATTAATGATGTCTTATTATCTTTTTCTAATTTGCTAATCTCTTCGCTATATCTAATAATTCTATCATTACAATCATTGTAATTTTCTACTATTTTATCATACTCTTTAAAATATAAATTCTTAATAAATTCTTGCATTTCTTCTAAACTATTCATTGTACTCTTAATACTTTCCTTAAATTTATCTGCAATTAATGGATGGCAACAAATTTGTCTTAAAAATATATCATGTGTTGTATTATTTGGATCTGCTAAATATGCATTATATATAGTTCGCTCCATATTAGTAAAGTTTAACCAAACAACTTCTTCCTTTATAACTGGTAATTGTAATATTTTAATATTTGCATTATGTGTATTTCTACTAAAATAATTTTTAATATCATCATATATATCAATGTTCTTAAAATCAAACGTATTAATTTTATTTACTGAACATGTTAAATAATCTATTATACTTGATAATGATGTTTGAGTTAAATTACACAAGTCATAAATATATTGCTCTTTAAATGGTGTACCTGAAATAATCCATTTGTAATCAGATTCTAAATATTTTAATTTTAAAAATAATGTTGAATCTTCTACTTCATGATATTCATCAATTACTGTTCTATGCCAGTATATATCAAATATGTTTACATCACTATTAAAAATATTATTTATTATATCTATCTTGTCATTTTTATTATTATGCTGATTTAATTTACAATTTGTGAAAAAATTAGATGATACTAAAACAATATCAC